AAGACCCACCGAAGTAGTGGGATTGCTATGGATTGTATAGATAAATTAACAGATGTGAAGTCTTTTGCTACAAATATTTTTATAGGCTTGGCAATTCCTATAGGCATCAGCTATTGCACATTGCTTAGAAATCTATACAATCGGCGGGATGAAATTAATCACTGAACAACAACAGGCAGCGCTGCAAAACGCCATTGCCAAGGCTGGCAGCAAGGCAAAGCTGGCGCGGCTGCTAGGGGTGTCTAGAGCTGCTGTGACGCACTGGAAGAAGCTACCTAACGGGCGGCTTTACCAATTACAGGTCATGCAACCGGAGTGGTTTAAATGAACCATTTCACTGCCACTCAGATTTTGGACAAAGCCCGTGAGGGTAAACGCTACCCTTTGCACATCATTAACCAAGCGCTTGAGTTAACAGGGGACATTGATGAGCCACATGCTGGAGACAGAAGCACGAGAATGGGTGAAACGCCACCGGCAGAAGGCCAGAGAGCTGGGGGCAAATGCAGCCCATTTGTGGTGGCGCAAGGTGTCATACGACATAGCGCGGATTCGTGGGCAATCGGCGTTTGATGCGCTGCGTGATGAAATGAACAGGCAGAAAAAGCATGAACAAAATTGAGTTTGGCGACTGCCGAAAAACGATGCGCCAATGGGCTGCTGCTGGCATCAAGGCGCAGACATGCGTCACCAGCCCACCCTATTACGGGCTGCGCGACTACGGCCATGATGGGCAAATTGGGTTGGAAGAAACGCCAGAAGAATACATTGCCGCAATGGTTGAAGTGTTCCGCTGTGTGTGGGATGTGCTGGAGGACGATGGGACGCTGTGGCTCAACATTGGGGATAGTTACTACAACTACCGGCCTGGCAAGGGGCAGGCACTGGTTAAGCAGACTGTTGCCAACAATGACCAAGATTTGCCACAGACATGCGCGAGGCGCGGCAATAAGCTGGACGGCCTTAAAGAAAAAGACCTGATCGGCATTCCGTGGATGCTGGCCTTTGCACTCCGTGCCGATGGCTGGTATCTGCGCCAAGACATCATCTGGCACAAGCCAAACCCCATGCCTGAGTCGGTGCAAGACCGATGCACCAAGGCGCATGAGTACATTTTCTTGATGAGCAAGTCGCAGAAGTATTATTACGACATTGATTCAATAAAAGAAGATGCTCATACGACTGACACAAGCGACAGAAATAGAGATGAATCTAGGCTGAACAACACGCCGGGCAGAACCCGCATGGCAGGGCTGACAACAAATCATTACGAAAAGAAAAACAAACGCAGCGTTTGGACAGTAACAACCAAGCCTTACGAGGGCGCACACTTTGCCGTATTCCCGTCTGATTTGATTGAACCCTGCATCCTTGCTGGCGCACCAGTAGGTGGCATTGTTCTTGACCCGTTCATGGGGTCAGGCACGACAGCACAGGTAGCGCAAAGCCTTGGACGGCAATATCTTGGGTGTGAACTTAACCCCGATTACGAGGCGCTGCAAACAAGTCGAGTGTCACAGCTTTCTTTGCAATTGGCTTAAATTGAGACACGCTGCCAGAGTTGACGCAAACCAAGAGGCCATCGTTTCTGCGCTACGCAATGCTGGCGCTTTTGTGTGGATCATTGGCCTGCCTGTTGACCTTCTAGTCGGCTACCAGCAGCAAACCTTTCTGGTGGAGATCAAAACCACCTCTAAAAAGCGTTTAACGAAGCTACAAGCCGATTTTTTTCTAAAGTGGTGCGGAGGCATGCTGTTTAGGATTGACAGCCCTGAAGCTGCGCTACGCATGTTAAAGGAGAGTGAATGAGCTACATCGTTGCATCGTTGCCGCCTGTTAAATGTTTTGTTAAGCGTGAGTTTTTGTACAACTTTGAAAAGGGGTTTGGTGAGTTAGAGCCAGCCATTTGGGTCAGCCTGAAAGCCTTGCGCGGCCAGGTGTTTCGCATTGAGTCGCTGCTGCCTGCTTACGGGGCGCTGTACGACAAGCTGCCCATCCATGCGTATGTGTGGCACACAGAGGCGGGAGACTTGCCTGTAGACACGCTTCAGCTATGGGACTGCATGGGCTACAAGTTCACCATTGTGGAAAAGATCGGGCTACGCAATCTGGGTGTTAAGTTCTTGGGCAAGGATAAGCAATGGCACTTTGGGAAATACATGTTTACAGTGGATTTCTGTGCTGACGGCATGGAAGTTGACACTGGCTTTACGGAGCAAGCTGAAGAACACAAGTCATTTAACTGGATCAAGTTGGACAACGGCCAGTTTGCCTGCCAGCCCAATAACCGATGCCTGTGGTACGACCAGAGCCTGATCCCTGTTGAGACAAAGTTTCCTGACTTCCAAGCTGCCAAAGAGTTTTGGACTGTAGACGGCACACGCAAATGGTCGGCTGGTGATGATTGGTTTTACACCATTGAGGAAAAGACTTGATCCCCGAAGACGCAGCGCAGTCGATCAGAGACAAAGCGCCACAGTTTGGCGAGGCCAAAGCCCAACGGGTTTACCTTGAGGAATTTCGCAAGTCTAAGAAGGCTATGCTGATGAAGGATTCCTTAAAGTCGGGTGTAGAGGCTGCAAATGCCCAAGAGCGTGAGGCATACGCTGATCCTGAATATGTCCAGCTCATCAAGGGTTTGGCATTGGCAATAGAAAAGGAAGAAACCCTTAAATGGGAGATTGAGGCTGCAAGGCTGGACATTGAAATCTGGCGCAGCCGTGAGGCCACCAACAGGACACAGGACGGGGCGCACAGGTGATAAAGCACAAGTACATCAGAAGCAAGAAGCTGTTAAAGCTGGTGGCCGGTCTGGACTGCCAATCTTGCGGGTCTGGTGAGATGGTGCAAGCTGCCCACACCAATTGGGGCGGTCATAAGGGCAGGGGCATAAAGGCTGATGACAACCTAGTCGCTGCCCTGTGCCTTAGATGCCACTATGAGATCGACCAAGGATCAAAGTTAAGCAAAGAAGAAAGAATTGAGAAGTGGCAGAAAGCCCACAGCAAGACTGTTAATTCTTTGCGATCTGTTTGGCCTGTTGACATTCCTTTACCGGCTGATCTATAATTTGCTTGTCAAGTGCCGACACACAAGACAGACATGAGGCCATTTTCTCATGCGTTACCCTTTAGAGGGGACTGATGTGTCGGCATCAGAACGCAGTAGAAAGTGGCTTTTCTGCGTCCAGTGCCGATTGCTGATGACGAAACAATGCACCTTGTCGTGGTGGCTATCGAGAAAAGCGATGCGCTTACTGACAAGCCAGCGCGTGAACTTGCTAGGGGTATCACAGGAACAAGGCAAACGGGGTGATGTGGAGCTTAGGCCATGCTGAATGGTCGCCTTGGAAATAGAACCTAGCCCTTATGGGTGCAGTAGTCGTAAAAGATGGCTGAAGTCGGGGGTATCATCCGCTTGGCTTGTCCTATGGGAAATGCTAAAATAAAACAAGGAGAATTCATCATGGCTGCTCAAGATAAAGATGTTGCTGACTTCATTTCCACCCTGCTGCACAGTGGGACAGTCACACATTTCATGCACTTATCCACAGACTCTTTTGCTGTTCACATGGCTTTAGGTGGCTACTACACAGAAATCATTGAGCTGGTGGACAACTTTGCAGAGGCTTACTCTGGTGCGTACCAGAAAATCAAGACCTTTCCTGAGAATTTCCACAATGCCAAAGACCCTGTGCGCTACCTAGAGAGCATTTGCGACTATGTAAAGAAGAACAGGGAAGCAATGCCAGATGACAGCCAGCTACAAAACATCATTGATGAGATCGCTGCGCTGATTGACTTGACACTGTACAAGTTAACACTGAAATGATCCGTATCTTTGCAGGCTACGATGCAAGGGAAGCTGTTGGCTTTCATGTTTTCTGTCAAAGCCTGATTGAGCGCACCAAAGAGCCAGTAGCCATTACGCCTTTTTACGGCAAGCAACGGGACGGCTCAAACGCCTTTATCTATCAAAGATTTCTAGTCCCATATTTTACAGGGTTTAAAGGCAGAGCCATCTTTATGGATGCCTCAGACATGCTGATGCTGGGCGACATAGACGAGCTAAACAAGCTATTTGACCCCACAAAGGCCGTACAGGTCGTTAAACACGACTACAAGACCCAGCACTCCAGAAAGTACATTAACACGCCTATGGAGACAAAGAACGAGGACTATCCAAGGAAGAACTGGTCAAGCCTAATCCTGTGGAACTGTGAACATCCTCGCAACAATGTGTTAACCCCTGATTACATTGATGACCACTCGGGCAGTGACTTGCATCGTTTTACATGGCTACCAGACTCCCTGATCGGTGATTTGCCTAAACAATGGAATGTGCTGGTGGGTGAGCAAGACAACCCAAACGCCAAGATAGCGCACTACACTCTGGGCATACCGGAGTTTTTTCATTACAAGGACTGCGACCACAGCAAGCCTTGGCACAGCACCAGAAGCAGAATGCTAAACGGCTTGATTAACATGAAAGCACCTTCCGATTGAAAATCACCACCAAAAAGGTTGACAGCCTGATTCCGTATGTCAAAAACAGCCGCACACACTCGGACGCACAGGTTGCCCAGATTGCGGCAAGCATTAAAGAGTTTGGCTGGACTAACCCAATACTGGTGGACGGCGACAACGGCATCATTGCAGGCCACGGAAGGCTGCTAGCGGCTCGAAAGCTAGGCTTTAAGGAAGTACCTACCATTGAGCTGAAAGACCTGACTGAGACCCAGAAAAAGGCTTACATCATTGCCGACAACCGCCTGGCGCTTAATGCTGGCTGGGACAATGAAATGTTAACCATAGAGCTTAACGACTTGCTGGCAGACGGCTTTGCCTTGGAAGTGCTGGGTTTTGACCCCAAAGAGCTAAACGCATTGCTTGAGCCTGAAGTAATTGAGGGTTTGACGGACGAGGACGCTGTCCCTGATGTGCCAGAAGAACCTAAGACCAAGCTGGGCGACATTTACCAATTGGGCAAGCATCGGTTAATGTGCGGCGACAGCACCAGCATTGACGCTGTGGATGAATTGATGAATGGGCAAAAAGCCGACATGGTTTTCACCGACCCGCCTTATGGGGTTGAATATCAATCCAATATGCGAACCAAATCCCAAAAATTTGATGTGTTGGCAAATGATGACCAATTCCTAGACATAGCACCAATTTTGGAAGTATTTTCAAAAGGATGGATGTTTGTTTGGACAAGTTGGAAGGTTCAAACCAAATGGATTGAACAAATGGTTGCGTTTGGCTATCCATCCAACATTGTCATTTGGCACAAGCCGGGCGGTGGTATTGGCGATTTAAAGAAAACCTTTTCAAGCGATTATGAGGTTGCCCTTGTGTGGCATAGGGGTGCGGAATTAGAAGGCAAGCGTATTGGTTCAGTTTGGAAAATTAGCAAAGATAGTTCAATGAGTTATGTCCACCCAACTCAAAAGCCAGTGGCATTGGCTGAAGAAGCATTAGACAAAACCACCAAACCAAAATCGGTTGTCATGGATTTGTTTGGTGGTAGCGGTAGTACATTGATTGCCTGCGAAAAGCAAAACCGCCATGCACGACTGATGGAGTTAGACCCCAAGTATTGCGATGTGATTGTTAAGCGGTGGGAAGACTTTACAGGAAAAAAAGCCGTATTGTTGATAGAATCTGTTGAAGTAGCTTAACGAGTTCCCCTCTATAAAAGATGCCAGTAATTCCACAAGTGGCTCACAAGCCAACCGATGAAACCCGCAAGCTGGTCGAAAGCACCAGCGGCTTGGGCTTGCCGCACGAACAAATCGGCATCCTAGTGGGCATAGACGATAAGACGCTTCGCAAGTACTACCGCACAGAACTTGACTTGGGCAAGGCCAAGGCCAACGGGCAAATAGCCAAGACGCTGTTTAGCAAGGCCACCAGCGGAGACACTACGGCTTTAATCTGGTGGACTAAAACGCAGATGCGCTGGGCTGAGACTGTGAAGCAAGAAATTACCGGCTCGGAAGGCCAGGACTTGGTGATTAAATGGGCGACAGGGAAATAACCCTGCCTTATTGCCCACGGGACGCATTCATGCCGTTCCACAACCGAACAGACCGATGGGCTTGTTTAGTGGCTCACCGAAGGGCTGGCAAGACAGTCGCAGCCATCAACGACATCATCAAACGGGCAATCACTGAAGGCAACAGGATGGCGCAATATGCCTACATTGCCCCGTTCCGTAGCCAGGCCAAGCGGGTTGCATGGGACTATCTCAAGCATTACGCAGCTCCGATCACCAAAAACACCAACGAAGCTGATTTGCTGGTCGAGCTGGTTAACGGCTCAAAGATCATGCTGTTTGGCTCAGACAACGCAGATGCCATGCGGGGATTGGGCTTTAACGGGGTTTTCCTTGACGAATACGGCGACTTTAAGCCTAGCGTTTGGGGCAATGTCATACGGCCAACGCTGTCAGACCGGCTAGGCTGGGCAGTGTTTGGCGGCACTCCCAAGGGCAAGAACCAGTTTCACGACATTTACAGGGTCAGCCAAGCAACGCCAGGCTGGTTTCTGACCCGCCTGCCAGCCTCCATATCCAAGCTGCTGCCTGACTCTGAGCTAAAAGACGCACAGGATCAGCTAAGCCAAGACCAATACGACCAAGAATATGAGTGCAGCTTTGATGCCGCCATCCTCGGGGCTTTCTACGGCCAAGAGATGCGTTTGGCTGATGAACAGGGGCGTATTAGGGAATTACCCTTTGATCCTGAAAGCCCTGTTTTTAGTGCATGGGATTTGGGTTACAGAGATGACACGGCGGTCTGGTTTTATCAGGTGGTCAGGGGCGAGATCAGGGTTATGGATTACTACGCAGTCTCAGGCGCAAGTATTGAGGAAATTGCTCAGGTGGTCATTGACAAGGGCTACCGCTACACCAAGCACTATTTGCCCCATGACGCAAGGGCCAAGACGCTGGCCTCGGGCGGTAAGTCGATTGTTGAGCAACTGGCAGCGCACTTGGGCGGCATGGCAAAGTTGGCAATCGTGCCTGAAATTGGGGTACAGGACGGCATTCAGGCGGTGCGGATGATCTTGCCCAACTGCTATTTTGACCCTTCTTGCGATGAGGGGCTGGAAGCACTAAGACAGTACCAAAGGGAATATGATGAGGACAAAAAGACATTTAGGCAAAATCCCCGTCATGACTGGTGCTCACATCCAGCAGATGCGTTTAGAATGTTAGCAGTGGCATATCGACAAGAGAACAAAGACGTTACGCCGCCCAAAGGCAAAACCCTGCAAACCATTACCCTAGATGAAATGTGGGACTTTGAGACTACTCACAAACAGGAGCGAATATGAGCCAGCCAGTAGCAGAAGTCGGTGCATACAAAAACATGACCGCAACAGGCGATGTAACCACAGGCCCATGCCAGCTTCTTGGGTTTTACGTCAACAGCACCAGCTCAGGCACTGTGGTGCTTAAAGACGGAGGCTCAAGCGGCACAGTCATTTGTGGCACGATCACGCCAGCCATAGGCTTTCACCGATTCCCAGCGACTGTAGGCACAAGCCTGCATTTCACTGAGGGCGGCACAATGGATATAACCTTCTTCTTTGCCGCTGGCTTTTAATGGCTTACGAAGACACAGGCGCTTACGAGGGCGAAGACCCTGGCCCGTATTGGCACGACCAACTAGCAAACGCTGAGAAGGTCTTTGACAAGTGGGACAGGCGAGGCCATAAGATTGTTAAGCGATACCGCGATGAGCGCGATGCGGTTGAGATGCCACGGATGAAGTTCAACATCCTCTGGTCAAACATCCAAGTGCTGATGCCTTCTCTGTACGGACGGCAAGCGAAGCCTGAAGTCTCCCGCCGGTATATGGATCAAGACCCTGTAGGGCGCTTGGCTTCCACCATGCTGGAGCGCGTAATCGAATATGAAACAACGCAATTTAACGACTTTGACAGCGCAATGGTTAACGCTGTGCAAGACCGGCTGTTGCCTGGTCGAGGCACAGTCTGGATTCGTTACGAGCCTGTAATAGTAGGTGAGCCAGCGCCCGAAGTTGAGCTAGCAGAAGGCGAAGAACCGCAAGTCTCCAATGTCCAAGAGTCGGGCGAGTCGATTGATTCTGCCCATAGCCCAATTGATTATGTGTACTGGAGCGACTTCCTGCACAGCCCAGCTCGGACATGGGATGAAGTTTGGTGGGTAGCCCGTGCCGTCTACATGACCCGCGATGAGGGTGTGGAGCGCTTTGGCGATGTGTTTAAGAATGTTGGCCTGACTGACCAGAACACAGACGATGACGGCAAAAACCAGCAGACAGTTAAAACCACGTTTGAGAAAAAAGCCAAGGTTTTTGAGATATGGAACAAACGCACTTTTAAGGTGTGCTGGGTTGCCAAGGGCTATCCACAGTCGTTAGATGAGCGTGATGACCCGCTAGAGCTGGAAGGCTTTTTCCCATGTCCTCGGCCTTTGGTGGCTACGACAACCACGGGAACAATGATTCCTGTTCCTGACTATTGCGAATATGAAGACCAAGCGCAAGAGCTGGACAACTTGACGCAGCGCATCTACATGCTGACCAAAGCCTGCAAGGTGGTCGGTGTGTTTAACGCTGAGTTTAAGGAGCTGGGTCGGTTGTTTACAGAGGGCATTGACAACAAGATGTTCCCTGTGACTTCTTGGGCTGCGATGAGTGAGAAGGGCGGGCTAAAGGGTGCTATCGACATGATGGACACCTCGCAGATCGTCTTGACGCTGCAACAGTTATATGCAGCGCGTGAGGCGGTTAAACAGAGTATTTACGAAATTATGGGCATTTCGGACATTCTGCGCGGCGCATCCAAGGCACAGGAGACTTTGGGCGCACAGCAGCTCAAGGCTAACTTTGGCTCGCTGCGATTGAGAAGCAGCCAGGGCGAAGTGGCTCGGTTTGCCACAGACATCTTTAAGCTCAAAGCGCAAATTATCTGTAAGTTTTACCCGCCTGAGCTAATTGTCGAGATGTCGGGCGTGATGAACACGCCAGATGGTCAAGACCCGCAAATGCTGCAAGCTGCGATCCAGATGCTGTCGAACAGCACGATCCGCGACTTCCACATTGCAGTCGAGGCTGACAGCTTGGCTCAGATTGACGAACAGGCAGAAAAGCAAGGCGCACAAGAGGCTGTCCAAGCCATTGGGCTGTTCTTGCGTGAAGCCATGCCAATGGTAGGCGCTGCGCCTGAAACGCTGCCTATGGCCTCAGAAATGCTGCTGTTTTTAGTGCGCCGGTATAAAGCTGGCAGGGGGCTGGAATCGGCTGTTGAACGGGCTATGAAAGCGCTGCAAGACAAGGCAGACCAAGCTGCCCAGCAGCCACCAGCGCCTGATCCAGAACAGATGAAGATGCAGGCATTGGGTCAGTCTGAGCAAATGAAGATGCAAGCGCAAGTGCAGTCAGACCAAATGAAAATGCAAACAGAAATGCAGATGGCGCAAGCCCGTGCTGACTTTGACATGCAAATGCAGCAAGCAAAGATTCAGTCAGAAATGCAAATAGCGCAGATGAAATCTGAGTTTGAGACTGTTAAGCAACAAACCGAAATGCAAATTAAGGCCAGAGAGATGGCAGGGAAGGAAGAATATGAACGATGGAAAGCAGAGCTGGACGCAGCGACCAAAATTATGGTTGCAAGGATTGGCAGCAACCCTGGAGTCGATTTACCAGTCGTTGAAGCGGCGGCTGCACAAATAACCAACGAGCTGGGCGGCACGATTTTGACGGCAATGGACAAGATTGCCATGATGCACGACCAGATGGCAAACATGCACGGGGACTCTATGCAAAACATAGGCATGGCTATGCAAAGACTTTCTGCCCCTAAACGCATTGTTAGAGGGCCAGATGGCAAGGCCATAGGCGTGGAAGTTGTCAGCTAACTATTGGGACACGGGTGTATGGGATGAAGCCGTCTGGGATGGTGTTGATCCACCAGTGTCTGAACTGCCATTAGGAGGTCACTTTGGCTTCGATGAAAAGACGCGAGATAAACAGTGGCAAAGCGATTTAAAGGCTGAAAAACAAAGGCGTTTAAAGCTACAAGAGGAATTATTTGGCCTGCCGCCAGAGCAAATAGAGCAAATAACCAGCAGCCCAGAGAAAACAATTGCTGTTGCAGCGGCTAAATATGCAGATTACGATTCATTATTGCAACAAATTAACGCAATTAAAAAGCAAATTGATGATAATCAGGACGAATTAGACATTGAACTTTTGATTGGACAACTTTGAAAACCACATGGCGATACCCTGCTGATGGCAGCGAACCTTACGAGGTCGGCACATATCAAAGCGAGACAATTACCACTGTGATGGGCGACATTGAGCCGTTTCGATCACCGGATGGGGTCATGATTACAGGGCGCAAGCAGTGGCGGGAGCATTTAAAGACCACAGACAGCATCGAAATGGGGCATTCTGATGTAAAGTATGCTCAACAAGAGTGGAACAGGAAAAAGGAAGTTCAGCGGGAACGGCTGAAGGGTCAGGTCGCCACAGTGCAAGAGTTTGACCGGCCAGGCGCACCGATTGCCCCAATGCGGATGAGTGGGCTGAATGTGGAAATGGCAAACCGCCTGCACAACAGGCCAATGCCAGAGCGCAAAGAGATGATTAAGATGACTTTGGAACAAATGAAAAGGATGAAGTGATGGAAAATGAAGTTGTCGCACCCGACACAACAGAAGCACCAGCACCAGAAGCGGTAGAAGTCAAGGCTGAACCCAGCCGTGCCGATACGATCCGCGAGGCAATGAAGCAGACGGAGGACAAACCGCCCCGTCTTGCAAGAGCGCCTAGAGAGGCGAAAGAAGCCAAAGCCACAGACCCCAAATTCCCTACTGAGAAGACCGAAGCCCCGAAGATGGCAGAAATGCCAAAATCGTTGCGGCGCGAGTTAAAAGAGCATTGGGAGAAAGCCCCAAGCGAGCTACAGCAAGCAATTGCCCAGCGTGATGCTGACTATGAAAAGGGCATTGCCAGCTACAAAACCCGTGATGCAGAGGCAAGGCAGATCACAGAGCAATTTGCACCCTACGAGTGGATTTTGCGGAACGAGAACACCACCCCAGCGGCAGCAATTGGCCCACTGTTGCAGACGGCAGCGCTGCTACGGACAGGAACGCCACAGCAAAAGAGCCAAGCTGTCGCCCAAATGATCCAGCAGTTCCAGATTCCGCTGGATCAGGTGGCCTCATATTTTAATGGCGAGACTCCACAGCCAGAAAATACTCATTACAATCAACTAGCGCAGCAAGTACAGCAGCTCACGCAGCACATCACGCAGAGCCAGTATGAAGCGCAGAAACAGAATGAAAATCGAGCACTCTCGGTTATCCAGCAGTTTGCAGGCGACCCTGCCAATCTGCATTTTGAGGCAGTCTCTGACCGAATGTTGCAGCTTCTCCAAGCGCCACAGGTGTTAGGTGACACAAGTCAGATGTCAGAACGCGAGAAATTGCAACTGGCTTATGACACGGCAGTGCGGCTTGATCCAGCTATCGCGCAGCAGTTTTATGCTCAACAGCAACAAAACACGCAAGCAGCTAACCAAGTGCAAAGAGCAAAAACAGCGGCGGTACAGGTACGAGGAGCACCAGGCTCTAGCATCAGTGGCGCTATTAATCAGACAGACCGGCGAGCCGTTATAGCAAATGCGCTACGGCAAATCGGATAATTAGGAGTAAAGTTATGGCATACGCCAACGCAAATTACTCAGACGTATTGGCAACGACCATTGAAAGTCGTTCCGGCATTGTTGCGGATAACGTGACAAAGAACAATGCCTTGCTGACCCGTCTGCGCGAGAAGGGCAAAATGAAGCCTTTCTCTGGTGGTTCGACCATTCTGCAAGAATTGTCATTCCAAGCCAACAGCACAGCCATGTATTATTCTGGCGCTGAAACACTGAACATCTCCCCAGCGGATGTGATTAGTGCTGCTCAGTTCCCGATCAAACAGGCAGCAGTGGCAGTTACGATCAATGGTTTGGAAATGCTCCAAAACAGCGGCGAAGAACAGATCATCGACTTGTTTGATGCCCGTTTGGACGTTGCTGAAGCATCTATCGAAAACTTGATCTCCACTGGTATTTACTCGGATGGTACGGCCAACAACGGCAAGCAGATCACTGGTCTGCAAGCTATGGTGGTTGCATCTCCGTCTACTGGTGTGGTCGGCGGTATTGATCGTTCTACATGGTCATTCTGGCGCAACCAGACTTTTGACTTCTCTACTGATCTTGGTGCTTCTGCATCCAGCTCAAACATTCAGTCGGGTTTTAACCGACTGTATGCAAAGACAAGTCGCGGTTCTGACGTTGTTGACCTGATCCTGTTGGATAACAACCTGTGGGGCTTCTTCATGTCGTCACTGCAAAACATTCAGCGTTTCCCTGGCTCTAGCAAGATGGCCGAACTCGGCTTTGTTGCATCCAAGTACATGAATGCCGATGTGGTTCTAGACGGCGGTATCGGTGGAAATATTCCTACCGGCACAGGCTATTTCCTGAACACAAAATACATTTTCTTCCGGCCTCACGCAAACCGCAATTTCGTCCCAATCGGCGATGAGCGTATGAGCACCAATCAGGACGCAATCGTGCGCTTGATCGGTTGGGCTGGCAATATGACTGCTTCTGGACTCCAGTTCCAGGGCATCATGACTGAATAAGGAGCAAATATCATGTCTTCAGATTACGTCACAGACGGCAAAATCGGCATTGACTTGACGGCTACTTATGCGTCAACCAGTGCTGGCTCTACTTCCCTTTTTCCTGTTACACCAGGCAGTCGGGTCAATACGAGCAACAACGGCGTTTACATTTTTGTTCGCGCAGAAAGCACAATTGCTGCTTTTGATGCGGTCATCATGTCTTCATTTGCAGATTCGGCAAGCACCACACCCGTGATGCGAGCTGTTCCTGTAACCACTACCAACGCTGCTGCGCTGGGTTTCAACATGGTCGGCTTTGCACAAACCGCAATCGCATCTAGCTACTACGGCTGGGTCGGTCTGAATGGTTTGCTGCAAGTTAACTTGTTGATTGGCTGCAACCCTAAAGTGCCGCTGTACACCACTGCAACTGCTGGATCACTGGACGACACCACTGTGTCGGCTGGTTTTATCCAAGGCATTGTGGCGAACACATCGGCAACCAGCGCAAGCGCACCATTCTGCATGGTGAACAACGCTGGCCTGATGATGGTCGGCGCAGGCTAAAAATCGACTCCTCCCTTAAAAAAGGAGGGGTCTTTTTAATGAGTCTTTTACCCCTAAAAATCACTGGTCAGTGTGTCTCAGATGACGATACACTTTTTGGACACATGGATGCCGCGATTGCTCGGGGCTATCCACAAGTCACACAAGCGCAAGACCCTAAAGAGGGCAAAGTCGTTTTAGTGGCAAGTGCGCCAAGTGTCAGGGGGCAGATAGAGCTTATTAAAAAGATGAAGGCAGACGGGTTGCCCATTGTGGCAATCAAAGGGGCGCACGATTGGCTAATTGATAACGGCGTGATTCCTGATTACGCTTTAGCCATTGACCCGCAAGAACACCGGATCGCGTTTTACAAGCCAAACAAGGCTGTTCATTACATGATTGCCAGCCAGTGCCACCAAGCGCTGTTTGACAACTTAGACGGCCACAATGTCACGCTTTGGCATCCGTACATCAAAAAAGGCCAAGACCGGCCAAAAAACTGCATGCTCATTGGCGGCGGCACAACTTCCGGTCTAAGGGCTATTTCCCTGTTTTATGTGCTTGGCTGGCGCAACTTTGAGCTGTTTGGCTTTGATTCGTGCAATGACGGCGCAGAACTACGGGTCAACGGCGATGGCCTCAAAGACGGCGACAAGCTGATCGAAGTCAGGATAGAGCCACAGGGTGAGCCGTTTTACTGCAATGCGGCAATGGCGCTGCAAGCTGAACACTTCCAGACCTACTACGACTATCTGCCAGATGCCACCTTTACGGGGCATGGGCATGGGTTGATTCAGGCCATCATCAAGAAACGCAGCCAGAATGTCTTTGAGCTGGCGGGGCTGATTGACAAGCGCAAAGAGCTAAACACACGCACATCGTTCATTCATTGGGGCGACAACAAGTCAGCAAGCTGGCGCTATCGGGCAAAGATACCGGCAGGGGATTGGGCAAGCCTGAACGACCTGACGGCTGACACGCTGGTGTTTGCCAAGCCCCAAGCGCAAGAGCTGATGGACATGGCACGGGCCAAGGCACGGGGCGCATGGATTGTGGTGGACTTTTGCGATGACCACTTTGATTGGATGCACTACCAAGAGGCGCTGCGCCTGGCCGATGTGGTTACTTGCCCCACTGATGAGATGGCAAGGCGCATCAAGGTGCTGGGGCGTGATGCCGTGGTCATTCCTGATCCGTTTGAGTACCCGCTGAAGAAGCCTCATTGCAAGGGTGTTAACCTGTTGTGGTATGGTCACCAAGTTAACAGAGCAAGCCTAGAGCGCATCTTGCCTGAGATAGCGGGTTATCACCTACGGGTGGTTTCCAACTTTGCAGGGTCGATTCCGTGGTCAAAGAAGACCATGCTCAAAGAGTTTGCACAAGCTGACATTGTGGTGCTACCCGCTACAGAGACTTACAAGAGCGCCAACAGAGCAATTGAGGCGATCCGACAGGGTTGCTTTGTGGTGGCAGAGCCTCACCCTGCGCTAGAGGGTTTCCCGATCTACATTGGCAACATCAAGGACGGCATTGAATGGACTTTAAAGAACAAAGCAAACCGGCTCATATCGAAGGCGCAGTCTTTCGTGACGGGAAAATTCTCGCCGCAAACACTAAGCGCCAAGTGGAAGATAGCTACGAAACGGCCTACAACCTTGGATGTGGAACAAAAAAATGGGACGGATGGATAAATGTCGATCTTTACTCGGATGTCTCAGACATTAAATGCGATCTGCGAAAGCTGGAAATTGCGTCTGATTCGGCTGATGCCGTGGCTGCGATTCATGTTTTAGAGCACTTTTACGAGTGGGAAGTCGCTGATCTGCTGACTGAGTGGAAACGGGTGCTAAAGCCTGGCGGCAAGATGATCCTAGAGCTGCCCTGCATGGACAAGGTGTTTGCTTACGTCCACAACTGTGTGGTTAATAAAGAGCCGTTGCAGCCCTTTATGACCCTGCATGCGCTGTATGGCGACCCGAAATATAAGAACGAGGCAATGTGCCACCATTGGGGCTGGTTTCAAGTTCCATTGAGCCAGATGCTGGAGTCGGTGGGCATGCAGCGCATAGAATTTTTTGAGCCTCGCTACCATTTCCCATTCAGAGACATGAGGGTCGAATGCTACAAGGAGTCTTGAGCAACGCAGAGCGCCATGCCCAGATGTCGCAGGCGTATGGGCAAATGCTCAAGAAAAAGACCAAATTTAACGATAAATGGGCATCAATTGTTTGCTACGGGCCAAGCCTAGCCGACACATGGCAACAGATAAAACGCCCAATCGTCACTGTTTCAGGAGCGCATGACTACCTTGTCGAGCGAGGCATCGTGCCAGATTTCCATGTGGACTGCGATCCCAGAGAGCACAAGGCCAGAATGCTTAAAAGGCCACAGAAGGCCACAACATACCTAATGGCTACTGTATGCCATCCAAGCTGGTGGGAAGCCCTAAAGGGCTATAACGTGCGTCTGTGGCACTTGATTAACGGCAACGACTTAGACACAGTGGCATGGGTAGCGGCAAACCATCCAGAAGGCTTGAACAGCATGATTTCGGGTGGCTCGACTGTAGGCATGAGGGCAATGGAAGTGATGGCGGCGTTAGGGTATCGGCGGTTTAAGTTTCACGGCATGGATTGCAGCTACTTAACAGACCGGCATGCAGGGCCACATTTGGGTAAAAATCAAGATAAAATATTTGTCAAGGCTGGGGACAGGGTGTTCCAGACCACACGGCAAATGCTTGAGGCGGCAATCGAGATGGAGCAATTCATCAAGACTCAGGATGCAGAGCTTGCATTTTTTGGCGATGGTTTAATGCAAGAAACCGCGCTACAACTAAAGGAAATGGCATGAAAAACGAAGTGGCTGGATGGACAGACGAATCATTTATGGAGAGCAATCGCGGCAAGATGGCGGTATTTTTCCATGCGGTTCAGGTGCAGAACAACTTTAGAACGGCTGAAGAAAAGCGCCCAATCTTTCAAGAGCGTATTTTCTTGAAAAAGCTAGTGCCAGGCGACAACACCCTGACCATTGACCGGCCAATGCGTGAGCAAGACATCGAAGACTTCCCCGTAGAGTGGGCAAGGTTTGAGCAAAAGAAAGAGGAAACAGTGCCAGGCACTCCAATCGAGGTGTGGAGCGCTGTTTCTGAGACTCAAAAGGCTGAATTTAAGGCGCTAAACATCTTTACGATTGACCAGTTTGCCCAGCTTTCAGACATTGTTGGCAACAAGATTATGGGCTTTAACGATTTGCGCGACAAGGCTCGGGCGTTTATTGCTGCTGCTGAAGATTCGCAAATGTTTGACAAAATCCGTGCTGAAACTGATGAAAAATTGAAGGCTCAGGATGCTGAAATGGCTGAACTTCGTGCGATGATTGCAGAGTTGACGGCCAAAAAAGCTGGTCGCCCTAAAAAAGAATTGGTGGAGTAAATGGCCTACACGCTGCTGCAATTAGTCGATCAAGTCTCCGGTGAATTGGGACTGTCGCAGCCAGCGGCGGTAATCGGTAACTCTAACAATCAGACTGTGCAGCTCCTTGCCTTGGCCCAGCGCCTTGGCAAAGACTTGGTGCGCGATTATGAGTGGCAGCGGTTGGTCAAAGCGTACATTTTTCAGACCACGGCGGCAACCACTGTGACGGGGGATATAACGGCCAATTCCAGCGTAATCACCAACATCACCACATCGGGCTTGCAAGTGAGCAATGTGGTCACTGGTACGGGCATAGCGGCTTACTCTGAGATTCTGACGATTGACTCTGGCTCTCAGCTAACCTTAAACACGCCGGTTAGCACTTCAACGGCGGCAGTCTCGCTGACATTTGCAAAGCAAGATTACCCAATGCCAGGCGGCTTTGACCGGATGATCTCCGACACGAATTGGGACAGAACAAACCACTGGCGCAACCTTGGCACAAAAACCAGCCAAGAGTGGCAATGGCTGCAAGGCGGCATCATCTCGGTAGGCCCACGGGAGCGTTACCGAATTTACAACGACAAGCTGCGTATATTCCAAGCCCTGACCAGCGTTTACAACCTTGCGTTTGAGTATGTGGGCAGCTATTGGGTTGTTGCATCTGGCGGCACAGAAGGCACAAAACCAGCCTACACAGCCGATTCAGACACTGCTGTGTTTGCTGATGACTTAATGCTGGCCGGTCTAAAATACTATTTCCTCAAGGCCAAGAAACTTGACTACGCTGTAGAGCTGGGCGAGTTTATGAGGACACTGAGTTACACCAAGGCGCAAGATGTGCCGGTGGCTGCACAGTCGCTAGCACCAGCAGGCATGAATGCACTGGTTGGGCCTTGGAGTATCCAAGACGGCAACTGGCCTACCGCATAATGCTTGCCTCATTTGCTAAAGCGCCACTTACGCAGCGCAGTCAAACAGTTTCGGTAGCTGCGCCCATTGGCGGGTGGAACGCAAGAGATTCATTGGGCGCGATGGATGCAATGGATGCGGTGACGCTGACCAACTTCTGGCCTGGCACTAACTCCGTTATTTTGCGAAATGGCTACACCAAATTTGCAACTGGCATTGTGGGTCAAGTTGAAACGATCATGTCTTATAGCTCTGGCACGGCCAATGAGTTATTTGCAGCGGCTGATGATTCAATCTACAACATCACGGCTGGCGGTGCGGTTGGGGCGGCTGATGTAACAAGCCTGACAAACGCACGATTCCAATACACCAACATCACCACATCAGCAGCATCTTATTTAATGTGCGTTAACGGCGCAGACAAGCTCAGAACTTATGACGGCTTGGCTTGGCACACCGATGGGGACGGCGTACCTTACAACATCACCAATATTGACACGGCCACTGTTTCAAACATTACGCTGTTTAAAAACCGGATTTGGCTGACAACAAACGACTCACTTAAAGTTTGGTATTTACCGGTTAACTCCATTGGCGGGGCAGCGGTTGCGTTAGATATGACCAGCATCTTTCAGATGGGTGGCTACATCGTGGCTGGCATGACATGGACACTAGACGCTGGCTATGGTGTGGATGACTATTTGGTGTTTATCACCAGCAACGGCGAAGCGTTGGTTTGGCGGCTAACTGATCCAACAACCCCATCAGGAATTTCGCAAATTGGCTTGTTCAGGGTTGGCGCACCTATTGGCAGGCGCTGCTATACCAAGTTTGGCGGCGACTTGCTTATCATCACGCAAGATGGTGTAGTGCCTATGGCGGGTGCATTGCAAAGCTCACGACTTTACCCACGGGTATCAATTACCAACAAAAACCAATACGCAATGGGTCAGGCAGGCACTACCTACGGGGCAAATTTTGGGTGGCAATTGCTTTACTACCCAAAAGAAAACCAGCTAATAATGAATGTGCCAATTGCTTTAGGTCAGCAACAACAGTATGTGATGAACAACATTACTAAAAGCTGGTGCAACTTTACGGGTTGGTATGCTAATTGTTGGGAGTTGTTTGAGGATGATCCTTACTTTGGCGGTGATGGATTTGTGGCGGCGGCTTGGAACGGCACTGTGGATGACACTTCCAACATCGAAGGCTTTGCCCTGCAAAGTTTCCAAAATTACGGCGCGGCAACCCAAAAACAATGCAAGATGATCCGCTATCACTTGTTTTCAGACGGCAATCCTACGATCTTTGGCAATGTCAATGTTGACTACAACCTGAATGACCAGAGCGCACAGTTAACCTTTTTTGGGTCTACTGTTGGCCTTTGGGACACGGGATTGTGGGATTCTGCGCTTTGGGGCGGTGGTTTAGCTCCTTCAGCAAACTGGGAAGGTGCGACAGAAATCGGCTATACCTTTGCGCCGCTGTTGAAAACTGCCACTCAGGGAATACAATTACAGTGGGTCGCAACCGATCTAGTGTTTGAGGCCGGTGGTGTCCTTTGAAATAAAATCCGATCATTCGGTTGGTCACTGGACTGCCAAGCAGCTTGATGGTGGATATTTTGAAGAACGCAGCCGTGCGATTGGGCTGGCAAGAGATGGTGAAATCATTGCTGGCGTGATTTACGAGAACTGGAACGGGCAATCAATTTTTTGCCACATTGCGATTGAGGGTCGGATCACTGCAAGCTATTTGGCTGCAATTTTTGATTACCCATTCAATGTTTGCAATGTCAAAAAGATCATTGTCCCAATAGACGCAACAAATGCAAAAAGCATAACTCTGGTTGAGAAGATGGGCTTCACAGAGGAGGCAAGGGTCAAAGATGGAATGGCTGATGGGGACTTAATTTTGTTCACACTGGCTAAAAAAGATTGCAAATATTTAGGGGAAAGATATGGGAAAGAAAGCACCAGCAGCGCCACCAGCGCCTGATTACAGGGGCGCTGCTGTTGAACAAGGGGCGGCTAACCTAGAGTCAGCAAGAGCTACTGCAAGGCTTGCTAACCCCAACATGTACACGCCTTATGGGACTTCACTTGTCTCTTATGACGGCGACACTCCAACAATACGGCAGACCCTAACGCCACAAGCGCAGCAGACCCTTGAGGCTGAGCAAAGAGTACAGACAAGCCTTGCAAACCTTGGCGAAAAAGGCACACAGATGGCTTCCACTGTGCTGGACAAGCCTTTTGCATTTGGTGGCCCATCGGTACAGACAAGCCTAGACACAAGCAACATAGCTAGAGCGCCAATCAATGCGGGAACTACAGGCTTTGACGCAATCATGTCTCGCCTTGAGCCGTCAATGGCACGGGCTAGGACAAGCACAGAAACCAACTTAGTAAACCAAGGCTTGCGGCCAGGCACTGAGGCTTACGACAACGCTATTCGGTCACTTGGTGAGCAAGAGACAGATGCACGGACTCAGGCCGCACGGACGGGCATTGATCTGGACAGTGCTGCCAACACAAACCAATTTAATCAGGCTCTACAGGGCGGTCAATTTGCCAATACCGCGCAGGGGCAGGCTCTTGCACAAGCGATCCAAGGGCGGCAGATGCCTCTTAATGAGATTACTGCGCTTATGTCTGGATCGCAAATCCAGAACCCACAATTTTCAGCGTATCAGGGATCAAATGTTACCCCTGCGCCAATTGCTAACGCAACAGCGCAACAAGGTGCATACGATCAAAACGCATACAACCAACGAGTGGCGACACAAAACGCCAACACTGCTGGTTTGTATTCCCTTGGGTCTGCTGCCATTGGTCTTTCTGACCGGCGGTTGAAGTCAAACATCAAGCGCATTGGCACTCACAAACTTGGCATTGGCATTTACGAATACGACATCATGGGCAAGCACGACATTGGCGTGATGGCGCAAGAAGTTGAGCAAGTAATGCCAGAGGCAATTCACATTCATCCAAGCGGCTACATGATGGTCGATTACGGGAGGATCAATGCCTGATATCAATCTTTCACCATACACAGCGGAGTCGGCAGCGATTGCGCGAAAAATGCGTTTGGCAGAGGCTTTGCAGCAACAAGCATTAAGCCCATTGGAAATGCCAACAATGGCTGGCGTACCAATTAGCCCTTACGCTGGTTTGGCAAAAATGCTGCAAGCCTATTCAGCATCAAGAATGCGCGGCAAAGCAGAGGAGCGCGAAAAGACTTTAGCGGATACAGCTAGGTCTGACACTTCTGCTGATTTTGGCGCATTGCTAAAAGGACTGACCCCAACAGCGGCAGTGCCTGAAGGCCCGTCAACATTTACGGCAAATGTGGATCAGCGTGATATTGCTGAAAATCCTCGCATGGTGATGCAGCCAGAGCGCAACGAGATGAATGAGATCATTCAGCCTGGCGAAGCGGGCGCGGGTAACTTTGGGGTCACGCCTGGCACACCAGCAATCCCTGCATCGGCGGGAAAGCTGACAGCAGAAGGCTTTGGGGCAATGAAAACCCCTGCGGGACAACAGCAGTACATGGCGCAGCTCTTGGCGCAAATGAAGCCAAAAGAGCCAATTAAATTGGGCAAGGATGATGTTTTGCTTGACCCAGATTCAAAAAAGCCAATCTATCAGCCAGAAGCAAGAGCTAATTTTGGGAGCATTAACCCTAGTCAGTACACGCCTGAAAGTGTTCGGGCATTTGCTGCTAGTGGTGGCACAGATTTTAGTCTTTTACGCACACACTCGATATCAAGCCGTGCAAATGACAGAAGCCAAGTTACGGGAGAAAAACGCTTGAATTGCCCAATTTGTAAGGTGTGGAGCACTGTTCAAGACACTAGAGCCAAAGACGGCTTTACACTACGCCGCCGACAATGCGGCAATGGACACAAATTCACAACGGAAGAACATGTCAAACTTCAGAACGTGGTCGCAAGAAAGCCTAGCGGAGTTCGCGCAGCAAGCAAACGAAAAGATGATCCAGCAGAATGACCGGATTGAACAGCTTCAGTGCGACTTGAAGGACGCTATTGCTGCCTACCGCAAACTTATGCGAAAGGGCGAGTCCCCGCCCGATCAATGATTAGCGCTTGTTTGCGTGGTGTGTCGCTTATGCTGACATGCGTCCACCCGCCACCAGCAACAGGGTCTGAAAACTCACGAATGATCTGGTCGTAGGGCAGGCCAGCCGCAATGATTGCCCTCACCACTGCGTCTGGGGTCATGCCTGGCACTTTAAAATCAGCAGCGCAGCCCGTCCGATGCTGGCTGGAATCTCGACTCCCAACACTGTCATTGACGGGCTTAGACCGATACCCAGAACTAATCATTACCGGCTTGCCGTCCAGCGCTTCCTTGACCCGTTCTAAAAACTCAGCCAGCCGTTGCAGATTGACCAATGCTTGCTCATCAGGCGTGTTGTCAAACTGCCTGTGGCTAGTGGCCGTCAGCTCTGCCAGCGTAAAGTGCGGAGTCATTTCTTATTCCTTGCTGAAATTGCCTTTGCTGTTTGTTTAGCATCAGCTTTGGACGATGCGCCCCATGCCTTCAAAGAAACAGCTAATCTTGTCGGTTCGCCGTTCTTTTGTTCAGGCCCAGGCATTGCGCCCATACGGGCCAAAAAAGATGCTCTGCGCGGGTTGTCGCCGCTTTGCACTG